TGACTATTGATACAAGTATTGTTTACACAGATAAAGATGTAAACAAAAATTTATATAGAAAGAAAACTTATTATACTCTTGTTATTGAACAAGAGGTATTGGCAAAAGATAAGGACGAAGCAGATCAAATCTTTTTAGATAAAGGTGGTATAGATCACTCTCAAATCAACCACGAAATTACACAGACAGGTGATGGTGTAGAAACACATATGGTAGATGCTAATTATTCGGAAAGTGGTACTACAGAGTATATGGGTAAAGTGTTGTATGCAGAAGATGATGAACATGCTGAAGAAGATGGTAATGTTGAGATTGATACATACGCTGATGAAGTTATGCCAGATGTAGTGGATACTATGTTAGAATTAGAAAGTGAATTTAGTAGAGGTAAGTAATGCCATTTAGTCCTAGTACAGTTAGAAATACAAGAGAACAATTTGTTTTACAAAAAATTGAATACTATAAAGTTATGGAACATATTAGTAAATCAGATTGGGAAAGACATTATTTTGATACTTACAAAGAAGCAGTAAAGATGTTTAAAAAGTTAAAATTAACAAAAAGAAGGGTATTGATTTTTGCTTGTAGAGATAACGAATTAGGTGAATTATCCACAGGATTAAATGATAGATTTAAAGATGAGTAATCAAAGACCAGGTAAAGTAGAAAAGAAGTTAGATAGAAACGGCGATATGCAAGTCTATAAGTTTTTTAAGACTGCTGCTAAACTATTAAATGAAGAAGGTAAAGAAGACGAAGCATTTTATATGGAACAAATGGTTGACTGGTTACAAAGTGGAAAGCCATTACCAACGAATGAAAAAGACATAATAACAGCATTAGGAATTTAAAAAGGAAAATATATGAAAGACTATGATATAATACCATTATTTGCAAAACCACTGTATGTTAGTAAGCTATCTTTAAAAGAAGAAGATTTTTTAAATTTGTATAACTTTTCTAAAAAATGTTTTGAAGATAAAAATTCAAATATTGAAAATAGAAGTAAAAGTTTATCAATACTAAAAGATGAAAATTTACTGTATTTAAATAATATTATACATGAGGAACTAAATAACTATACAAAAAATTTTTTATATTACGATAATATCTTCAAAATAACAACTTCTTGGTTTGCAATACAGAAATCTGACTCTCCATCTAATTGGCACCGACATCATAATTGTATGTTTAGTGGAGTGTTTTATTTTAACGATGGCAACTCTCCTTTAAATTTTATTCAATATGATAATTCAAATGGTTTTGTACTTTTGCCTACAAAAATTAATAGTTTAAATAATTCAGACTTTTCTAGTTTTCATCCAGAGAAAGGTAATTTGTTGATATTTCCAAGTAATATATATCACGCAATAGGCAAAACCTCTAAAAATAGATATTCTCTTGCATTTAACGCTATTCCAACAGGAAATTTTGGATTCGAAGATAGTCAATTAAATTTAAATTATGATAGTGATAATTATTATGAATAATATTAGTGTCGAATCAAGTGTAAAATCCTTGTTAGCGAAGCGCTCAGCGACACAAAAACAAGTAAAATCAACGATTTTTAGAGGGTTGACAATTAAATCAATACCTGATAGAATAAAGACATTATTAACAACTAACAAAGGACTATAATATATGATGTACACAAAAGAACTAATTTTTAATGAGTTTAAAGAAGTTACTAAAAAAGACTTGAAAAAGAAAAAGTGTTTTACGAATAGAATTGAATACTTAAAAGCTCTTAAACAAGATATGATAGAGGCTCCAAGAAACTTTAGTAATATTTCTATCAAACCAGAACAACTTCAGAATTTGATTGATTGTTGGTCCTCTCCAAATCCAAGAGATTCTTTCTATATGAAAGTATTTAATATGACTTATGCAGAGAAAAAAGCAGAAGAAGAAGCTGAATACTTTGATTTAGATGATGGTAAAAAAGTCTATATGAAAAAGAAACCAGAAGTTACAGATACGATTCAGTAATGACAAAAAAAGAGAAGTTAGATAAGATAAGAAAAGACTACGATAATTATTGTAGATCATTAGGCGTGAATATTGATTCAGCTTATAGATCATTTGACGGTTATGATATGCCAAATTATAAGTGTAGACCATCTCTTCCAACTTCAGATAGAATTGTAGGTGATACAAAAAAACGTATATACTCCACACAAATACCTACAGGCAAAACAATTAGTGTGGCGTATAACAAAGGTCCATATATGATCGTTGATGCTGTGGACTTTAAAACAATGGGAAAAAAGGTATAGTATGAGAACAATGATGTTGATTACCATTTTAGTTTTAATGACAACTATGATGGCAAAAGCAAATCCAGTTACTACTTGGTTTGAAAATGAAAAGAATAAGATAGTAGAATATCAAAAATCAAGTTGGGAAGAAGGTAAAGAACAAAACGCAGAGAATTGGACAAAGATTAAATCTTTCTTTACAAACTTAACAGGACAAGGTGATGTTACACAAAATTAGTCAGTTCTGTGATAAGATTGATAGTGTAAAAAAGAAGTCAGATATACTTCGGGATATGAAGTATGGTAACCCGAAGTCTTCTGATGAAGAAATAGACAATATGATTTTGGATATTCAATCAGAATGTTTGTTATTAGCTAATGATAAATCAAAATATGAAATTAACTATGAAGATAATGGTTTACCAAAAAATTTTACAGATAAATTTAGAATAGAAGATGATGGAGGAGTATAATTATGAGTGATAAAGAACTAACAATAAAAAACTTAAAAGATAGAAAAGAAGAAATTAACGAAGAATTAGAAATTAAAAATGTACAATCATTAGAAGATGAACTGTACGAAATAGAAGATACATTAAAAAAGTTAGGTGTGAATGAGAATAATACTGTTAATTTTAATTAGTATATTAGTAACAAACTGTACTGCGAACCGATCGCAAGTTGGTGCAACACTTGGTGCAACCACAACAACTGGTTCGTGTGTGGCAATGGGTGTAGATAATCCATATGCAATTGCAACTTGTGCTTTAACTGGCGCATTTGTTGGTGCAGAGATAATGTACAAATCTGATTATGATGTACACAATGCAGTATTTGTAGATCATTTAAATACAGGTCCAGGTACTTCATCATATACAAATTGGTATAATAAGAAGACGGGTAATAGTGGTATCATACACACAACAAGTTCTTATTTAAAAGGTCCTATGAAGTGTAAAGATTATAGTGCCACAGTTGATATAACAAACAACTGGCCTTTGATTGGTGTCGGTGGTGTTAATAGAAATACAATATTTGGTATTGCGTGTCAAATGCCAGATGGTAGATGGGTTGAACATAAAGGTTAGTATGAATAAAAAGAGAACATTATTTTTAATATTTTTATTATTACTTTTAGTACCAGGTTTAATTACTTTGGCATTTTCACAAGACGTTGAAGGATTAACAGATGATTTATCTGGCGAAGTATATCCAATTGGTATGGTAAAAGAGGGTATGGACTTTACAGAAACCGTTAGTAAAACAGAAGTTGTATTAGATAAGATTGAAAAAGTAGAAAAAGAAAAAGGTAAAGTATATTATGATAAGATTAAAACAATAACACCTAAAGACTCAGGTAATCAATATTGTTTTGTAAAAGTGATTATTAAACAGACGGATAACACCATTGTTAAAGAAGAAATTTTGGAATGTGCTGATGGCAGAAAAAAGGCAACAGGACCTAGTTATTGGGAATTGTTTGCCGAGTTTTATTATAGAGATATTAGTGCGCCAGAATACTGTCGACATTTTAGTCGACCAAATCATATATTCAAGTCTTATGGTAAGACTTGTCTTAAAACAAACGGTGAATGGGAGGTACAATGATTAAGAATATAATCATACTCTCACTAATACTAGTAATTGTGACAGGTATGTCAGGGGCTGAGTTTTTAGACCATATTGCTTTTGGACTTGACAAATTACAAGAAATAGTATATACTATAAAAAGTGAGGTTAATTAATTATGAATAAAGTGAAAAAACTACTATTAGTTGTAGGCGCAGGTCTATTGATGGCCAACTGTTCTGCAACTTATAAGATGAAGAATGAACAAGGAAAAGTTTTAAATCAAGTACCGAAGTGGTATATGAATGACTTTTCTGAAAAGAAAGAGTGTGATACACCTACATTTGGAAAAGACAAAGATAAACAATGTATCTTTGGTGTTGGTACAGCGGTTTCACCAGACTTATCTCTTGCGATAGAAAAAGCTATGATGTTGGCAAAAGCAGAAATGGCTGATATTATTAAAGGTGAAATGAACAAATCATCAAAACAATTCATTACAGAATTGGGTAAACAACATAACAAAACAACAGTGTCAGAAGTTGAGAGTACGATTGTAAACTTAATTAAAAATACACCTGTTAGAGGTTATGAAATCTTTGCGAAAGATGTTACAATTACAAAACAAAAGTATTATAGAGCATGGGTTGGTTTAAGATTACCAATGGGTGAATATAATAAGATGTATAATTACACAATCGCTGAAGCAGTTGACGCTTACAATGTAAAAGAAAAGGCTCAAATCGCTTATGATAACTTAGTAGGTAAAGATGACGGAAATAATAATCTACAGTAAAGAGAACTGTACATTTTGTACCAAGGCCAAACATATGGTTAAAAATCTTGGCCTTGAATACACAGAAAAGAAAATGGAAGACTTTGATTCTCCACAAAAGATGTTAGAAGATATTGGTAAACCTGTAAGAACTATGCCACAAATTAAAATTGATGGTAAATTAGTTGGTGGTTATAACCAATTAGTTGAATACTTTGCAGATCAAGGAAAGGTAAACTTTAAAGGTGAAATCATTAGTGACTAAAAAAGATAATATCATATTGTTTCCTACAAATAGAATTGTGGAGAAGTCAACAACTGGTCCACAAAAAGATGATAAGTTTGCAAAGAAGTTAGAACAAGAGCAAACAAAACAATTTGTAGAAACAACAGTAGATGATATTAGTATTGATTTGTTAAGAAAGTTTTATAACTTGGCAATCAAAACAAATAGAGATAGTTTTACTAAAGACTTGGCTGTACTTGTAGATGTAATGCGTGGTTTAATTTATAGAGATTTTGATATAAAACACCCTGCACAAGTGTTGTCAGATAAATTAGTTGATTTAAAAACATTAAAAGACGGTTCACAATCAGCAAAGATAGATTATACAGATTTGATACAAAAGAAACATAAACAACATAAACCATTAAGTCCTGATATAAAAGATGAGTTAAGGGATATGAAAGATATGGCAAATATGTTTGAAGGTGAAGATATAAAAGATGATTAAACAGAATTCCACAGGAATCGCCTTAACAGGTTGTAAAATAGTTAAATTAATAAACTCAAATATAAAAAGGAGTATATAATGTTAAATACATTGAAAAACCTATTTGGTAAAGACGAACTAGTAAAAGTTAAAGTTGCGAAAAGAACTGAGACTAGAGGTAGAAAAACTTTATCAAAAAAACAAAAAGTGTTAAACCTATTATCAAAAGGTGAGAACGTTGCTTGGAAAACAATTCAAAATAAATTTGAATTAGAATCACCAAGAGCAATGATTGACACTTTAAGAGCTGAAGGTTACATGATCTTTGGTAACAGAGTAGGTGGAAAGAAATACTACAGAATGGGTACGCCAACAAGAGCGATCATTGCTGCAGGTATTCAAGCGTTATACGGAACTAAATTCAAGTATAACAACCACAAGGTTTCAGTTAAGAAATCTGATTTAATCGCACTTGATGCGTAAATAACTGACCGAGATGGGGCGCTACCTTTCGGCGCCCTTTCTTCTTTATGACTATTCAATACGGTTTACTATTTGGTGTTATCAGTATGGTTGTTTATGTAACAGGATTTACAATCGCCTACATAGTGTATGAAAGACATAGAAAAAATATTGAACGAATTGAAGCCGATAAAAAGAAAACGACACCTTATGACTTTAGCTAAAATGAAACCACAAAAACAATTAAAAGTAGATAGAACAGAATACCAAGATGTTGCTGATTGTATAAGAAGTGACCAAGTACCAGCAAGTCATATTGTAGAATACTTTGGCGATAAGATGTTTTACAAATGGTATAAAAAGAAGTATCTAAATGACTAAATTTTATAAAATATCACCAAAATGGAAAAAGTCCATTTATGAATATTCAAAGTATGAAAATGATGATAATACAATATCATTTAATACAGAGGAAATGTATCGTTGGGGTCACTGTATAGTTAAGATAGAAGATGGTAACGAACTAGCAGATGTTATTGGTAATCCTATTGATAGTAGAAACGAATTTGAATTTGACCACACAATGGTAGAAGAACAAGAAGTTGATGACCAATGTTCTTTTTATTTTGAAAATGCAAAAGGTATTACAACAGAGGAACTAGACGAAAAATGGGAAGAAGATGGCCACGATTACATAGAAGAAAAATATGGTGAACCTACAAACTTCTGGACAATCTATCACGGCGAATTAAATGTTGAAGATGTAACAGATAGTTATAATGATTGATGAAATATTATTAGATTTGGTAAAGAGAGATGTTAAGGGTGATGATGTTGCTATTTTTATGGGTGGAGGTACAGATAGTGCCACACTATTATTTACTTGTTTAAGATTAGGTAAAAAACCTGTAGGATATTCATTTTTTTTAGATGGTAAACCATCCTACGATTCATTAAAAGCAGAAGAGATATGTAAAACTTTTAATGTACCATTTGTACCAGTACCAATGTCAACAGATAATTTGGTAGAAGATTTTAAATTACTTGCAGAGAAATATAATTGTAGAAAGAAAACTCATTTTGAGTGTACATTTCCATTTATATATTTGTTTCCAAAGATAAAAGAGAAGTATATACTAACAGGCGTAGGTGCTGATAGTCATTATGTTTTAAGTAAAAAAGGTATGATGCACTTTAAACATACTGTAGAACTAATGAATAAGTTTAGATATAATTATTTTCATAATACACCAAACGCAGGTGCTATGGATCAGTTAAGACAATTTTGTAAAGAGTATGATAAAGTATTAAGTGTACCATACTTTGAAAAAGAAGTTTACGATTATTTTTATGATAAGAGTTGGGAAGAAATAAACAAACCTGTACAAAAACATCTAATTAAAAAATGTTTTAAAGAGTTTGATAAGATAAAAGTTAAACCACATATCAATTACCAACTATGTGCAGAGATAGATCATCTGTTTGAAAAGTTAATTGATGTAAAAGAAATCAATTTTAAAAATAGAAAAAGAGTTATGGACATATGTAGAGATTGGTACGAGAGAACACAAAATAAATCAGAGGCGGTATTACCTATATGATATTAGTTGATTTAAACCAAGTATTAATTTCAAATCTAATGGCTCAAACAAGAGGCCAGTTTGATGACTTGCCAGATAAAGATATGTTAAGACATATGGTATTAAACTCATTACGTGGTTACAATCTAAAGTTTAAAGAAGAATATGGAACGCCTGTGTTATGTGCTGATGGCGCTAATCCTTGGCGTAGAGATATATTTCCTAATTACAAATACAAAAGAAAAAAAGGCAGAGATGAATCAGATGTTGATTGGTCAGCATTATTTCAAATGATTGGTGAAATTAGAGATGAGATTGCGCAAAACTTTCCATACATTGTATTACACATTGACAAAGTTGAAGCAGATGATATAATCGCTGTACTTGTAAAAGAATATCATACAAAAGAAAAGATTATGATTGTGTCAGGTGATAAAGACTTTATACAATTACATAGATACCCAAATGTAAAACAGTATGCACCAATACAAAAGAAGTTTGTAGAAGATGAAGACCCTATTAAATACTTACACGAACAAGTAATTAAAGGTGATAGATCAGATGGTGTACCGAATATATTAAGTGCAGATGATGTATTTGTAACAGGTACTAAACAAAGACCTATAAATAAAAAGAGATTAGAGGAATGGGCGAATATAGAGAACATACCTCTTGGTTCAGAAACTAAAAAGTATTATGAACGAAATAAGAAGTTGATAGACTTGGACGAGATTCCAGGTCTTATATATAATGATATAAAGAGTAAATATATAAATTATAAAGTAAATGACAGGACGCTGTTGTTGACTTACTTTATAGAGAACAAACTGAAATCATTGATTGAAAATATAAATGATTTTTGATAACATGCATGGAGAAATATAATGGCACAAGACAATCCTAATTTGATTTCCCGAAAAGCAATGGAAGCAATGTCCAGTACATCTGGTTCTGCATATCCATTGATAAGTGAAATCTTTTTAAAGGTTAATAACGCAAAAGACAAGCCTAAAAAGATAGAAGTTTTAAGACAGTACGATAAACCTGCTTTAAGACAAATCTTAAAAGGTTGCTTCGATCCAAAAATAGAATGGGAACTACCAGAAGGTATACCACCATATATTGAAAATGATGTACCAGAAGGTACAGAACATACACTTTTAATAAATGAGGCTAAAAGACTTTGGCACTTTGTTAAAGGCGCAGACCCAAAAACAAATAAACTTCAAAAAGAAACTATGTTTATTCAAATGTTAGAAGGTCTACATAAGAACGAAGCAAAAGTTTTATTAGATATGAAGAACAAATCACTCAATAAAACTTTTAAAGGTTTAACCGCAGATATGGTTAAAGAAGCCTTTGGTTGGAACAAAGACTTTGTAACACCATAACGAATCAATAGAATAAAGGGTGCGACAAGTTGTTGTTCACCCTTTGTTCTTCAATAAACCCCTCATTTTACTACACTTTTTTCCCAAAATACCTGTTGACAAACACCTCTTTTTAGTGTATATTATAAATATGAAAGAGAGGATTTTATATTATGCGTAAATTTATGATAACAGTTGTTATTTTAACAACTACATTATGGTTAGTCTTAACTAGTTTTATGAACTCGGTTATGGCGAATGAGTATAATAAGGCGGTTATTGGTCACGTTATACAATCCACAGTTAACGGTACAAATGTTGATACCAGTAAACTCCTTGAACAGGAGATGCAAAAACTGGCACATCAATTTGCCATTGAATCGATTACAATATTACAAGCATACTTACCTCAAATATTAGAGGGTGTTGCGGCAGATTTAAGACTAAAAGCAGATACAGAATACAAATGTAAACTACTTGAAGGATCTAAAATCGAAGATGATTGTAAATAATTTTTTATCATTACCTACAGAATTACAAGTTTTATTATTATTTGGTATATTAATGTTTATATACGAATCAATAAAAGGGATAAAAAGTAAATGGCAAAAACTAAAACAAAGAAATCACAAGTGAAAAAAATCTTAAAAAGGGAATTGGCTTCTCGTAAGAAGTACAAAACAACTTACAAAGATATTAAACACTACTTTGATATTATCAATAAGTCTGTATTTGATAATGTGTTGTCACCATTTAATGATATTATAATCAAAAAAATTTATAGAGATAAATCTAAAAAATATTGCTACGGTCAAGTCGTAGTTTGGGAATGGAAAAGAAAAGGTACACGGGTATTTCATTTAGAAATGCTACCTGAATATAGAAATAAGAAAGATTTTGTGGACACGTTAGGCCACGAAATGGTCCACCTATATCAAATGGCCAATGTAGGTGACTCTGGAAATCATAATAAATTGTTTTACAGTTTTAGACCAAAATTAAATGCAATCGGCCTTGATTTATAATAAGAGGGATATATAATGCCAGAAGTGAGAAAGAAAAGCAAAGAAATAGACCACTACGTTAAACAAAACGTAGGAGAAGCATTGTTACAGTTAAGAGAACTATCTAAACCAAGTAACAGGTCAGGTGTAAGTAGAGTTTACTACACAGGTAATTGGGTAAACGACATCTACAATAACTACACAGAAAAACAAGCACAAAAGATATTTGATAACGCCAATCAATACAGAGATAAGTTAGACTTTTTTCAAGTAAAGTTAAAAGATACTTACGAAGATTATAACGAAAAGACTTTACAAGCTTACGATTACGTAGCGAGGGTTAAGTGAAAATCTTTATAAAAACAATGATGGGAGTAATAGTCGCTTTGTTTTTTGCGACAATTATTCATTTTTATATAAAAGATGCTAAGGCAAGAGTTACAGAACTAACACCAACTAAACCTGATTTTGAACACACAAACAATCAACAATTTTTAGATAACGTTTTACAATGTGTGGATTATGTGTATTGGAAAAATAAAGATTTTGAAAAAGTAAATGTAGAACTATTACTTGCTCAGGCAGCATTAGAATCGGGTTGGGGCGATAGTCGGTTTGCTAAAGTTGGTAAAAACTTATTTGGTATAAGAACATATGATTTACAAGACCCTCATATGTTACCATCAAATACTCCAAAGAAATGGGGTGTAAGAGTTTATGAACACGAATGTTATAGTGTAGAACACTATATTAAAATACTAAATAATGGTACAAGTTTTGAAGATTATAGGAAGTTGAGAGAAGAAGGAATTGACGACCCATTTAAATTAGTAGAAACACTTGGTGCCTACGCCTCAGATAAAAATTATTTTCCTAAAATTAAAAGTATAATTAAAACAATTAGAAAAGAGTATAATATAAAATAATGTTTTTAACAATACTTACATTTCTATCGGCCATATCTATATCTGTTATAGCGGCTGGGTATTCAATCATAGGTCTAGCGACATTGTTTGCTGGCGCTGTGATACCTATTATTGCTATGGGTTCAGCACTAGAAGTTGGTAAACTTGTTGCCGCCAGTTGGTTATATAACAATTGGAATAGTGATGTACCACGTTTACTAAAAGCATATCTCTTTGGCGCCAT